GACGCTACCCTACCGCCGACCATGCAAGCGACGCTCGCGAACCTCGCGACCGTCCTCGCGGAGGGCACCCGATGACCGAAGTCGCACTCAACGTCCTCCACCAAGTGCGCCCGTGCGGCGACTGCTCTATGTGCTGCAAGTTGATGGAGATCGACCGCGGCGACGGCACGACCAAGCCGCACGGCCAATGGTGCGAACACGCGCGACTCTCCAAGCGCGACGGCGTCGCGGAGAACCACTGTGCCGCATACGCGACACGATGGAAGCCGTGCCGCGACTTCGTGTGTGCATGGGCGGGCGGATTGATGCCGCTCGACGCGACGCCGCGCAAGACGCGATGCGTCGTGCGGACGCACGTGATCGAAGGGCAGCAGACCGTGGTCATCAACGAAGACGCGCCGCGCGCGGCCGATCATCCCGAGATCAAGGCGGTGATCGGATTCGCGCTCAAGCGCGGATACCCCTGTGTCGTGATCGCGCCCGATGGGCGACGCCGCCTCGTGCGAAAGGCGAAGCCGTGAACCTGCCCGACGACATGCCGCCGGAAATCCGGCAACTCATCGAGATCCTCGTGAACGGGGAATCGGCCGAAGTCCTCGAAGTGACGGAGGACCTCATGTCCGAACTGCTCCGCGGGGTGAATGACGACCTCTCGCAGCGAGTCTCGCGCGTGTTCGGGAATCGCATCCGGTTCGACCGCACCGTGAGCGACACCGAATCCGTCACCTCCGTGACGATGAAAGGGTTCGCGATGCCGTTCGTCGCGACGGACGAAACGCTGAATGCCTTCCTCATCGGCATGACATCAGCACTACGACTGATGAAGGAAACGGAGGCGTAAGTTGCCAAAGCGTTCCGCATCGCTTACCCTTCCCGCGATGGAAGTCATTACCACGGCGGAAGTCGCGAAGATCCTGCGCGTGAGCGCGCAACGTGTTCGGCAGCTCGCCGAGGCACGGGGCATCGCTCCCGCGATGGTCGTCGGGACTGCGAAGGTGTGGCACCGTCGCGACCTCTCGCGATTCGAGCGCCGACCTCCTGGTCGACCTCGAGCGTGACTGTACAACCGTGGCGGCGTCGTTATACTTCGCGCCGTGCGGACCGGAATCACCAACACTACGCCCCTCGCCTGCGGGTCCGCACAACCCGGCGAGGGGCGTGGTTCTTCTCGGAGATGACTGCGATGACGATCACGGAACGACAACTCGCCGCGCGCGACTTGGGCCTTGGCTCAAGTGAAATCGCGGCCATCCTCGGGCGCGACCCGTGGCGAACGGCATGGGACGTATGGGCGATCAAGACGGGTCGAGCCGATCCTTCGCCGGTGAACGACGCCATGCGAATCGGCACGGCATTCGAGCGCGTGCTGCTCGACCTCGCCGGAGAGGAACTCGGCCGCAAGGTCGTCGCGCCGACGAGCACCTTCGTCCGCGGAGTGATGCGCGCGAACATCGACGGCATGCTTGATCGATTCGCGAAGGGTGGCGAAATCGTCGAAGCCAAGACGACGAGCGTCACCGACGGATGGGGTCCGGCCGGATCCGACGAGGTGCCGGAGCGAGTCGCGCTGCAAGTGCAGTTCCAAATGCTCTGCGCCGAAAGCCCCGTCGCGCACGTGGCGAAGCTCTCTGCGGCATTCGGATTCTCCTTCGCGCTCTACCGCATCGAACGCGACGAAGATATCTGCGCCGAGATCGAAGCCCGATGCGAGGAATGGTGGGCGAAGCACGTTGTCGAGGGCGCCGAGCCCGACGCCGCGCCGTCGCCCGACGTACTCGCTCGCGTTCGACGGGAAGCCAAGAAGGTCGACATCGACGCGACGCTCATCGCTCGCGAACGGATCGCTCGCGACGCGCTCGCGAAGGCGGAAGCCGATTACGAAGTCGCGAAGTCTGCCGTCCTCCACGCGATGGGCGACGCCGACACCGCGACCGACGGGACCTGGACTGTCCGATTCCACAACGTGAGCCGCTCCGCGCTCGACACCGCGGCGATCGTCGCGAAGTGGCCCGAAGCCGCGGACATGAAGAAGGCAACGACCTACCGTCGCTTCGACGTGCGAAAGGCGGGAGGCAAGTGATGACGACCCCGAACCTCAGCGCCGCCCTTGTGAAGGCACAATCGCTCGTCCACCCGATCGGCAAGGACGCATGGAACGCGCACCACAAGTACAAGTATGCGAGCGCCGAGACGATGCTTGCGGGCGCGCGCGAGGCGCTCAACGCCGCCGGGCTCGCGCTCTCGCGCGTCGCGTGGCGCATCGTTGACGGCGAGATCCCGATGCTCGTGTCGTCCTTCCGGCTCGACCATGAAAGCGGCGAGACGCGCGACTTCGTCGATCTGCCGTGGCCGATCCTCGAAGGCAACGGCCGACCATTCGACAAGGCGATGGCCGGAGCACTCACGACGCAGCAAGCGTACTTCGTGCGCGACCTCCTGCAGATGCCGAAGGAGGACGAGAACGAGATCGACCGACGCAACGATCGCGAGACGGTCGACGTGGAAGTGATCGGCGTCGCGGGAGCGGGCGCGATCCGGCGCAAGCTCAAGGCGGCGTCGCTCGCACTCGCCGACATGATCGCCGACATGAAGGCGAAGAACCTCGACCCGCCGTCGGACCTCGCCAACTGGCCCCGCGCATGGGCGAAGGGTGCCGAAGCATGGATCGAACGCAAGACCTCCGAAGCGAGCGCGCCCCCTACGACGGAACCGTGATCGCTTCGCGGCGCGGGGGGCGAGCAGTACGCTCCCCGCGCCGCCTACAACCTATTGCCCGGTGCTGCGCGCGGACGAAGACCTGCGGGTCGCGCAGCCGGAAAGGTGCCGCCGTGGTAGGGCATCAGAGGATGCGTCGCGTGGAAGTCGTTTCCACGCGGCTCGTGGCGAGGATTGACCCTACCTCGCTCCGGCGACAACGTAGTCGCCGCGCTCAGCACGTGAAGCGCGCCGAACCTCCGGCGGAAATGGACATACGTGCAGCGCGACGCCGAAGCCCGAAAGGAGCGGCACGTGCCTCCGCGAGAAGTTGGCGGGGTCGCTCAGCACTCAGCCCTCACGGAGGGCACGGAGAACACAATGCCACGCAACCCCCGAAACCCCCGACTCGTTCAGATCGACCTCCTGCGCACGGACGGAGGAACGCAAGCGCGAGCGCAGATGACCGAAGATGCCGTCGCCGAATACGCGGAAGCGTTCGAGGCGGGTCACGCATTCCCGCCCATCGCCGTAGTCGATGACGGCACGACCTTGTGGCTCGCCGACGGGTTCCACCGCGTCGAAGCATCGCGCCGCCTCGGACAAGAGCGCATCCTCGCCACCGTCACGACCGGGACCATGGTCGACGCGGTGCTCATCGCGGCCGGAAGCAACGCATCGCACGGTGTCCGACGAACCAACGCCGACAAGAAGCGCGCTGTCGCGATGGTGTTGGGCTTGCCCGGATACCAAGACAAGAGCGATCGTGAGATCGCGCGCCTGTGTGCCGTGACGCATCCCTTCGTTGCCTCATGCCGTCGCCCCGCCGAAGTCGAAGTCGATGAGACCGACGAGGACAACGTCGAGGGCGACAACGCCGAGACCGCCGACGAGGCACCCGCGATGAGTGCCGCGCAAGACGCGCTCGGCGAACTGCGAAACGCCCTGCGCGCCGCCAAGCGCATGGCGCTCGAGCTCGCCGATGGGCCGCACGGCGTGTTCCTCAACCGTGACGCGATCGGGAGCGACCTCGCGAACGCGATCGCCGCCGTCGAGGGCGCGACCCCGGCGCGCGAGTGCCCGGTCTGTCACGGGAGCGGATGCCGCACGTGCCGAAACGTCGGATGGATCAGCCGCCTCGTGAACGATCACGCGCTGCCGAGCGACGTGGAGGGCGTCCGATGACCGCCAAGAAGCAAGACGCTCTATGGACCGACGCGAAGCGATGGCTCCTGTCGAAAGGCTTCTGCATCGGCACGACGAAGACCGGATGGGCAGCCGTCAACCGCAGCGGCATCGTCGTGACCGTGAGCCCGTCGCGCACGAAGATCGAATGGGACGACGGCGCGGGATGCCTCACGGTATCCCGCGCCGACGAAATCGCGATGCCATGGTTGCAGCGCGTGATGATGGAAGCCGAAACGACCCGAGAGACGGTAGCGCGCGCGCTCGCGAAGAACGGAGGGGCATCGTGATCGACATCGTGGACAGACTGCGAAGCGTGCGAGCGGCCAAGCCGTTCGAGATACTCGAACACACTGCGCAAGAAGCGGCCGACACCATCGAACTCCTCCGCGCCGAGTTGCAAAACGCTTACGACCTCACCAAAACACTTACGGCCGAGCGCGACGAGGCGAGGCGGATGATCTGCCGTTTGCATTTCACTAGTGCTGAATTGCAGCACGACTTCGCCAAAGCCAAGGGTTGGGATTGCTTCAAACAGGAGGACGGCAAGTGAGCGACGAAGAACGCGAATACCTGAACGAAATGATCAGGAGCCTCAACAATCGACTGGTCGATGCTTTGCGTGAGCGCGACGAGGCGAGGCGGGAATGCGATCGCCTCGCGAGGCGGAACACGATCCTGATCGCCGACATCGAAGCACTCGCGAGCGCGATCAACAAAGCAACGGCGACGACCGGCTTGCGCGTGCTCATGTATCGAGGAGAAGGTTGATGCTGCGTCACTACCAACTCGAAGCGATCGAAGCAGTCCGATCCGCATGGGCGAGCTCGCAGTCGTCGCTCCTGGTCATGGCGACGGGGACGGGCAAGACCGTGACCGCCGCGAGCATCATCGGCGATCGAATCGGATTCGGAGGGCGAGCGATGGTCGTGGCGCATCGCGAGGAACTCGTCGAGCAAGCCGCCGCGACGATTCGCCGCGTCGCGCGATGCGACGTAGCGGTTGAGATGGCCGATCGACGCTCCATCGAAGACGGGTTCAGTCGATGCCCGGTCGTGGTCGCGAGCGTGCAAACGCTAACGAGCAAGCGCAACGGGCGAATGCGCGCGCAGCGATTCCGGCCGCAAGACTTCGGGACCATATGGTTCGACGAAGCGCACCATGCGACCGCGAGCACGTGGTCCGCCGTATGGGAATGGTTCAAGACGAACCCCGCGTGCCGACTCCTCGGGACGACGGCGACGCCGGATCGAGCGGACGAACGCGCGCTCGGATCCGTGTTCGCGTCGGTGGCGTTCCAGTACGGGATGCTCGAAGGGATTCGCGATGGGTGGCTCGTGCCCGTGAAGCAAAGCGTCGTACACGTTCACGGGCTCGACTTCTCGAGCGTGCGAACGACCGCGGGCGAGCTCAACGGCGCAGACCTCGCGGCGCTCATGGAGTACGAGCAGACGCTACATCGCATGGTGGGACCGACCATCGAGATCGCGGGTGATCGGCGGACGCTTCTGTTCTGCACGACCGTCGAGCATGCGAAGCGCGTCGCCGAGATCATCAATCGACACAAGACGGGAAGCGCCGCCGCGATCCACGCGGCAACCGACCGCGACGAGCGGCGCAACATCCTCCGCGACTTCGGCGCGGGGCGCCTGCAGTACCTCGCCAACGTCGGAATCACGACCGAGGGATGGGACGATCCGGCGACCGATGGACGAGGCGTGCAGGTCGTTGCCATGCTTCGACCGACCAAGAGCCGCAGCCTCTACTGTCAAATGGCGGGGCGTGGGACGCGACCGCTGCCCGGCACCGTCGATCGACTCGCGACGCCCGATGAGCGACGCCTCGCGATCGCCTCGAGCGTGAAGCCGTCGGTCCTGCTGCTCGACTTCATGGGCAACTGTGGGCGACACCGCCTCGTGCATGCCGGAGACGTACTCGGCGGACGATGGGATGACGAGACCCGGCAGCGATCGACGAGACGCGCCGCCGAG